CAGCAGAACCCGAAGACTTTTGAGTATGACCCGTATCACGCAGCACTCCGCGAGGGTGAGCGCAATATGGCTCGTGCCATTCTCATGGACATCGAGCGAGAGCCCGTATCCAAAGTAACTAAACCAACAGTAACCAAATAAAATGCCAGAAGAAACACCAGTTGAAACCCCTTCGGTCGAGACTCCTGTGGAAACACCACATGTCGAGACTCCAACTCCGGAGACACCTACCACGCCATTCGCCGGATTCTACGGTGAGAACGGCCTGAACCGCGAGGCACTCGAGAAGCTCCCTGAGAGCGCGAAGCCTATCCGCTCGATGCTTGAGAAGTATCCGAACGAGGAGGCCCTCTACGGAGGGATTAAGAACCTCCAATACCTCGCCAGCCAGAAGAGCCTGCAAAAGCTCCCACCGGACGCTGACGATATCCAAAAGCACCAGCACGCACAGATGGTGAAGGAATACTTCGGTGTCCCCGACCAGCCAGACGGCTACGGTGTGACGAAACCGGAAGAGATCCCAGATGAAATTTGGGACGCTGAAAGCACCAACGAGCTGCTTGGCATCCTCCACCAGCACAATGCATCACCCGAGCTTGTGAAGGCTCTGGCCGAGCATCAGGTCAACGGGATCAAGGCCCAGCTCGAGTCGGTCCCCGAGCAGGAGAAGGCACGTATTGACAGCATCAATCAGGAGCTTCAGGGTGCATTCGGTAACGAGCTGCCCAAGGTGGCTGAGACCGCACTCAAGGGGCTCCGCGCTCTCGGAGTGGAAGTCCCCGAGTCCGGCAACATTGCCGAGATGACGATCAGCTACATCGACATCGTGAAGGCCGGACAACGCATGACTGAGTTGATCTCTGAGGACGTTGTCTCTCGTGGAGCCGGACGTGACGCCTCCGGAATGACTGCCGGATCCTACCGCGATCAGGCACTCGCCATCAAGACCGATCCGTCGAATCCGTTCTACTCGGACTTCGCCAGTGAGGAGCCATCGCGCCAGAAGCGTGCTCAGGCCGAGTTCAATCGCCTGATGAACCTCGCATCCACAACCAAGTAAGCTATGAGTGAGAAAGTTACACTTCAATGCGTGGCCGATGCGTGTGGTGGGATGCACCGGAATACCGTCAGCAAGATCCTACGTGGCAAATACGACGGCGATCCAGAAACGATTGCCAAGGTAAAGGGCATTGCAGCCGAGCTGGGCTATGAGGTTCCGGTCGATACTGTGAAATCCGGTAAGGCACCTGTGGCCAACAACGAACTTCCTGATGGCGTGCGACTCGTTCCTGCCGATGTGAAGATGACTCGGGATCACAACTGGACGCTCCACTACACCATCAAGGTGGCCTGCGAGTGGGAATACGAGAAGGATGACAAGGGCAACCCGATCCTCGAGACCCGCGAGGCAGTGGACTGGGAAGACCGTCACTTCCAGCAGTGCCTGAAGGATCGCCCGACGTTGCGTCAAATCGACCTGTATATCGCCCAACAGCGTGCAGCGATACCTGACATCGACTAGGGCGTTCAAATCCTCTCATCGAGCCTCACGTTAGCGCGTGGGGCTTTTTTGTGGTTGCACCTTCACCCTTGTTGCATTCGCCGCAGTATTGCACGGTGGAATTCAGAGAGCAGCGGAGAGACACCTGTATATCAGCCTCAAAGCCTTTCGTCCTGCTGGGGGAATTCTTCCCAGTATGTCGTAGGCCGGACTCAGTCCGATACCCGATGACGACCTAAACACTCGTTTTCAAACTAATACAGGAGATAATACTATGGCATACGAACAATTGCCCGCGCACTTCCGCGAAGATTTCTCGACCACTTGGGAGGCCCGTATCGCACGTCGCGTTACTGACTTTTTCGCCCATGTGAAAAAGGTCGATCTTCAAGGATACAAGAAGCGCTACAATCAGTCCGAAATTTTGGACATGCAACGTAAGACTGGCCGTGCTCAGAAGACTCGCATCTCTGAGCGTCAGACTTACTTCCGTTGGTTGATCGCCCACGAGGTCGATCTTGCCGAACTGCTCGATGAGTGGGATGAGAAGAACCTTGGCGACATCGCTCTTCCTGATTCCGACATCATGATGCAGCAAGTTGATGCCTACAATCGTGAGGTTGACCGCACCATTAAGGAAGCCGTCGAAGGACTGGCAACTGTTGGTGAGGACGGCACCTCGACTCAGGCTCTCACTCAAGTCGTCGATTCCGACTATGATGACGGTGCAAACGACTCCGGCCTCTCTCTGAAGAAGGTCATTCGTGCGAACCGTTACTTCAAGGACAACGACCTGAAGCGTGCAGCTCGCGTCTTCGCCTACGATCCGGAAGCTGAGGACAACCTCCTCGCAACCGTTGAAGAAGTGAAGTCCAGCGACTACATCAACATCCAAGCGATTGCCGATGGCACCATCGAAGGAAAGATGTGGCTCGGCTTCAACTGGGTGTGCCACACCGGACTTACTGAAGTCACTGGTGGTGGTGGTCAGGGTGGAAACATCGTACGCAACCTCGCATGGGCAAAGGATCACATCCGTTTTGCCGATGGTGAGCGCCGTGCATATGCGGACATCCTTCCTCAGCAAGAGCACGCTCTTCAAATCCGCACGACCGCTCGCATGGGCGCGTATCGTAACGAAGAGAAGGCTGTGGTTGCCATCAACTCTCTCATCACTGCCTAAATCTAGGCTTAGAAATAAAGGAGATATAATACTATGGCTGCTGACGCAACACTCACCTCCGCAACTGCCGCTGTGCAGGCTGCACCTACCGCGAAGACTAAACTCGGGAACGTCGAAACGACTCCCGCTCATCGCGTTGTCGTGGACACCGTTACTCTCACCAAGGCTCTTGAAGTCGGTGATAAGTTCCGTGTCCGTCTTGTTCAGGGTGGATCTAAGATCCTTCCTGTTCTTTCCGACATCATCGAAGCAACTACCGCTTCGGCACTCACGCTCGACGTGGGTATCTATGGGGTAGCCGCTGACCGTGGTCTCGGTACCGTAGTCGATGCCGACATCCTCGCTGATGGCGTGGACTTCGCAGGCTCTGGCGTTTACATTGCGCGTCCTTACGACGTGCCTACCACGAGCACCGAATACTGGATCGTGGCTGAAGTGAAAGCCGTGACTGGGACCGCTGTAGCTGGCGAGACAATCGACTTCTACACCGCTATCAACTCTGCGAACTAACATTCGTTACTGATGGGTTAGTTGAGGCCACCACTGGAAACGGTGGTGGCCTCTTTACTATCCGGAGAACACAATCCAATGAACAAGACAGAAATCGCCAACCTCGCACTATCCAAGGCCCGAGAGCAGAAGATCTCAGGCAACGTGGACACGACCACCGAGCTGATCGCTGAGACAGTCCTCGAGCATTACGAGAACAAGCTGAAGGAGACGCTCTCTCGAGTCCGTCCTGCCTTCGCACAGAAACGGAAGGGACTCGCACGGAACGCTACGGCACCGGAATTCGAGTGGACCTATTCCTACATTTTACCGACCGACTACGTTGAGCTTGTCCGGTTCAACGGGGCCGACATCAAGGCCTGTAACGACTACTTCGAGATCGAGGGTCGTGGACTGCTGACCGATGAGGACACAGCGAATGTCGTCTACATCCGATACGAGGAGGACACGAGCCTCTACGATTCGGAATTCGTAGCTGCATTCACAGATGCACTGGCAGCAGAGATCGTGAACGCACGACGCGGGGACGCACAGCGTGCTGAGGCGCTTATGCAGTCCAGCGAGATCAAGGCACAGAAGTCGAGTGCCAAGGCCGCTCAGGGACGTCACAGGACGAACGCTCGTGACAAGATTCTGTCGCGCTCACGCTGGACCGGAACGACACGCCGGATCAGCACAAATGAAACCACGTCCGGCACTCAGGGCGTCATGATCGACTAATGGCAAAAACACGCAAAGACATCAACCACCTGAACGCTGGTGAGTGGTCCACGAAGGTCTACAACCGCTCCGACCACGAGAAGCATGCCAGCGCCTGTCGGCAGGCTAAGAACGTCATCAGCACGCCACACGGTGCAGTAACGAAACGTAAAGGGTTCGAGATGGTGGCTCCGGCGAAATACGATAACCGGATCTTTCGTCCTGTTCGGTTCCGGTTTTCCAAGTCCGACACGATGCTGCTTGAGATGGGGCATGAATACGTCCGGTTCCATGTGAACGGGAAGCAGGTGCGCGAAACCGCAAAGTCCCTTGAGTCGGCAACTGCCGCCGATCCGGTGGTCGTGACATCAACCGCACACGGGTATAGCGACGGAGACGAGGTCTACATCGACGATTGCGAGGAGATGACCGAACTCAATGGTCGCTGGCTTATCGTGTCGAACAAGACGACAGACACGTTCGAGCTTACCGACCGCGATGGCAATGACATCGACGGTAGCGCATGGACGGCAGAATCTACAGGAGGATTCGTCGAGAAGGTCTACGAGATTGCTTCCATTTACGAAGAGTCCGAACTCTACGATCTCGACTACGCGCAGAAGAACGACGTCATGTGGTTCTGCGATGGGAACAACCCCGTGCAGCGCCTGATCCGGTTCGGCCTGACCAACTGGACGTTCACGGAATACGAGTTCGCGTTCCCTCCGGCGCTCGACCCGAACGTGGAGGCCGGACAACTCCTCGAAGTTGATGCGACGACCGGAACGGGTGCGACAATGACTGCATCCGGCCACACACCGTTTACAGCAGACCACGTTGGCAGCTATTGGGTGCTTAGGCACTTCCGTGAGTCGGAGGAGATCGCTGCCTCTGGAGTCACTAATGCTATCAAAGCTCTGGGCAATTTGACGTTTGAGACTTCGGGTAAATGGAATGGAACTGTGACCGTTTACAAATCTATCGTAGAGTCGCCGAATTTTTCAACTTATACCGCATCCGAATGGATAGAGGTCGGGTCTTACACTTCCGCTTCTGCTGATGAAAATGGTAAAAATTTTAACGTCCGCTTCGAGCAAGAGGACGAGGCTCGCTACTACTTCTTGGGTGGCGATGTGTCTTCGGCAAAAGCCACGCTCCGGTCTGAAGCTTCGCTTGTCGAGGGTGCCGTCAAGGTGACCGCATTTACCAGCAGCACCGAAGTTACCGTGGACATCGTAGAGGATCTTCACTCTACCGCTGTGACCGAGGACTGGTCTGAGGGCGCATGGAGCGACGTTCAGGGGTATCCTGCTACTGTCGCGCTCTTCGAAAAAGCCCTATGGTTCGCTCGGACAGACACATACCCGCAAGGGATCTGGAAGTCCGAAACCGACCTTTTCGACAGCTACAAGCTTGGCAACGAAGACACGGACGGCCTATTCATTGAGTTGGACTCCAAAGAGCGTAACGACATCCTGTGGATGGTACCGAGCGACAAGCTCATGATCGGCACGTCCGGCAGCGAGTGGACGCTCTCCGGTACCGACTTGAACTCCATCATCAGCCCGACGAACATCGTGGCACGCCGTCAGGAAAACAAGGGTAGCAAGGACATCCGTCCCGAGACAGTAGATGACACGATTATGTACGTGCAGCGTGGCAGCACTGAGAGGCTCCGTGAGCTCGCTTTCAGCCTCGAGAGGGACAAGTTCCACGGAGCCGACATGCAGATCTTCAGCGAGCACCTGACGTCATCTGGCATCGTTTCTGTGGCCTATCAGTCGGTTCCTAATCCGATCATCTGGGTTTGCTGCAATGACGGACGCCTGCTGTCGTTCACCTACGAAAAAGACCAGAACGTCTACGCATGGAACCCACACGATACGCAGGGATACTTTGAAGGAGTCGAAACGGTTTACTCTGCCGACGACGACGAGGTGTGGGTCTGCGCCAAGCGGACTATCGACGGCACCGTCCGAAGATTCGTAGAGCGCTTAAGCGGGGTATATAACCCATCGGTCAATGTCTACGACTCCGGACAAAATGAAGACGCGCAAATTTGCTTCTGCGTAGACACGACTGGAAGTATGAGATCCATCATCGAGGATACGCTCGAACTAGCCGATCAGATCGCATCGATCTATGGCTCTGCATATCGAGATGTTCAGTTCGCATTGATCGGATTTAAGGATGAAGACGATGATCCTGTCTTTGATCCTATATTTGATTTCGCAAGCTACACTTCTTTCAGGGAGGAACTTGCCGCTATCACTGTTTTTGGTGGTGGCACGCACCTCCCTGAAAATGGCTATGGCGCTATCGTGAAAGCGTGCGAAGACCTTAGCTGGAGAAGTGGATACGACCATCAAGTGCTGCTGTTTACAGATGAGGCGAGCCATGAGCGAGGTGCGACTCAAGCTGAAGCTCTCGCAGCCTTAAACTCAGTCGAAGCGGAGTTTATCTACGGGACAACCACGAAGGCCGGATATACCTATCTGTCTAACCAGACCGGAGGATTTAACTTCACCAGCGTAGACGACTTCGTTTCACAACTTGGCGGCTTTGTCGTCGTTCCTGAAACTATCTCAGGCAAGCGCTTTTTAGACTGTTCGAGCTACTTCCCACAAAACACCTCCTTATCTATCAACAAGCTCTGGCACTTGGAAGGTGAGGAGGTTTTTATCCTTGCAGACGGCTACGTCCTCGACCCTCAGACTGTCACCAACGGCACGCTGACGTTCGACCAAACTTACTCCATCATCTTTGTGGGCTTTGGCTATGATGCCATTGTGCAACCGCTCCAGATCAACGCCGACCAGAACGTCGGTTCGTCCCGTGGCTATACGAAGGTCATAAGCGCCGTGTACGCCTCTCTGATCGATACCGCAGGTATCAGCTACTGCGACGGCTCCAAGGACGCTAGCGGGGCGCTGAAGTACCGTAGCGTGTCGTTCCGTGAGGGCAACGCCGACCAGTCGCTGCCGCCTGCACTGTTTAATGGAGACGTCGAACTCATGACGAACACCGGACACGAGCGTGACCCCGTGGTCATTCTAAAGTCGTCTGACCCGCTGCCCTTCACCCTTGCTGCACTCGTCATCCATTACGACGTTACAAGCCCATGATGCAACTACGAGCATACAACGAAGAGGACCATGCAACCATTGCATCGTGGTGGCAACGCCACGGAGCAGGTGTAGTGCCGCACAGTGCATTGCCGCAGACAGGTTGCATTGCCTACAACTACGAGGACACGCCGTGCGCTGCGGCATGGCTTTACATGGACAACAGCGTCCCGTTCGGACTTCTGGCTTGGCCAATCGTCAACCCTGAAGTCGGTGCAATCGATAAGTTCAAAGGGCTCAACCACTGCGTCGAGTGGCTTACAGTTCACGGGAAAAATCTCGGATACAGTTCAATCGCTGCCATGAGTGCCGTTCACTCAATGAGCAGACTCATCGAAGGTCATGACTACAAGATCATGGCCAAAGGAGTAGAAGTTTTAATGAAAGGATAATAATGGGATTTATAGCACCAATCCTAAGTGTCGCAGGTACCGCCATTCAAGTGTACAGCAAATATCAGGCTGCATCGTATGAGGCCGATATGCAGAAATATAACGCCCAAGTTGCAGAAACCCAAGCGCAACAAAAGCGCATGGA